TCATCGGTCGTTCACTTTCATTTCTTGGGTTGCGGAAAGCAGGGTGAAGGGCAGCGGTGCCGGCAATTCGATGCGCCACAACGGATCGATGCTGGCGCGTTTCCAGCCCAATGCTCGGATGCGCTTGTCGCCCGAGAAGGCCGGCAGTGCTTGGTCGAGCGCAAACGCCCCGCCGAGGCCGCGGAACGGCACGTCGACGAATCCGCTGCCGGTATCGACGCGCAGCTGGGAAGTTTCGAGCAGCTTGAAGGTCGCCTCGATCAACCGCACGCTGCGCGGCATATTGGCGTTGCCGGGGGCTGCGGGCGGCAACGGCTCGATTTCGCCGACGAAGCCGATGCCGATTTCGACGTTGGTGCGGCTGCCGCGGGCCGGGATCTCCCCGCCCGACGGCACCGCAACGCCGATCGGCACGCCGTCGGCGAGGATCTGCACCTCGGCGCCGTCGAGATGGTCAAGACCGGTCCACACCGTCGATGTCGGTTCCGGTGCGAACGCGACGGCAGCATCGGTCGAATAGGCTGGGTCGAAGCGCTCGATCGACCATTGGCCGCCGCGTTCGACCGCAAGATAGGTCGCGTTCGATACAACCGCGAGGCTGCGGAAGGCACCGGACGTTGTCTGGCGCGTCCAGGCTGTGACCTGTTCGGCGCGATAGATCGTGACCGTCGCCATCGATCCGTCGGCATTGACCACGTGCACCAAGCGGTCGTCGGGATCGTAGTCGAGGGCGACCGGATCGAGCACCAGATGCGGGGCCAACAAGGCAAGGTCCGTTGCTTGGTAGGCTTGTTCAGAGTCGGCAAACAGAAACTCGCGCAAGTCGCGCCCGCCGCGGCCGACGAACAATGTTGCGCCGTCCACGTCGCGCGGTCGCACCGAACGGTCGCTCGGGCTGCCGATGCGTGTCTGGCGGTTGAGCTGGACGTTTTCGGGCGTCAGCGGATCGCCCGTTACCATCCATTCCGCACCCGACGTGAAGACCTGCAGATGGCGACCCGAAAACACGTGACGAATCGCATTGACCTGGTCGGACAGCAGGGCAAACTCGATCGCCTCGTCGTCGAGGGCGGTGCCGAGGTCGAAATTGAAAAGGTCGCCCGATTTCGACAGCCAGAGCCGGTTGGGCAAATCGCGCGAACCCCCGATCACGAGACGGTCCTGGTGGAACGTCACGCTGATCGGCCAGCCGCGCATGGCGCTGAGCGCTTGCTCTTCCCAATCGGTGGACGCGTTGGTGTCCGGCAGCGTGTTGTCGGTTGCCAAGGTCGCGGTCGCCGAGCGCGGCCCTGCGACCGCCACGATCGTGGCCTCTTTTTTGGCGATGCGGATGCGCTGGCCGACATGGCCTGCCACGAACACGTCGACCGACGCGCTGAGCGTGATCGTGCCGGACGTGTCGCTCGGGGTGAGCGTGGCAGCGTCGGCTGCGAATTTGTGGTAGGGCTGCTGGATCACGCCCTTCTCTTCGAAGAACGACCATTGCGCGATCGTCCAGCTCGTGTGCGACGTCCGCGTGATGCGTTGCGGCGGCACGTCGGGATGCACGACGAGCAGCGTGTCGGCACTCTGGGTCCAGTTCACCTGCTGGAGCTGGTCTGCACGCCAGGGCGTTTCGAGGCTTGCGACCTCAACGCCGTCGCGGAACGCAAGCATCTCCCCGTCGCACAGCGCCAACAGATAGGCTTGCTCGGTGTTGAACTCGAACGCGATCAGGCGTGCGGAACCGGGCAGCTCTGCGATGCGCGCGAGGCCGGGGCGCCGTTTGAGCCCGCCCGAGGGCAGGACCACGACGTTGCGCAGGCGCCGCGCACCATTTTCGTAGGCGCGCAGATCGATGCGGCCCAGCATCGACGGGCCGATTTCGCCCGACGCGAAGCTGGTTTTGGTGAGGCGCGCAACACTCATCGGCGGGCCTCCACCAGCGAGAAATCCTCGAAGCTCTGCGGCGTGTCTTGCTGCGCGTCGATCAGGCGGGCGCGCCGGAACTCGTTTTCGGCAAGCCGGTACAGCAGTTCCGCGCGGCTGGTGCTCTCGGTCACCGGCAGGCAGAATTCGGCCGAAAGAGCCGCGATCAAGGCCGCGTCGAAGAACGGCGGAAAAGCCGATTCGTCGGGCCGGAAAACATAGGACAGCACCACGCCGTCGCTGTCGGTCTGCAATGTCGATTCCACGATGCGGTAAGCAGTGCCGCGCCCGCGCGCACCCTGGCCCACGGACAAAGCGCGCAGAAAATCGGGCGGCAGCTGGTAGGCGAAGCGATGGTCCGCGACGGGGTCGCTCGCGAGGCGCGGCAGCGTCGTCTGGGCGCTTGCGAAACTCCACGGATGGGCCGAGATAAGCCCGTCGCGCACGGACGGGAACAGGGCTGCTGCAACCTGCGATTCGACCGTACCTTCGGCGAACGACGCGATCGGTTGGGCGCCGAGTTTGATGAGGGCGCGCGAGCACAAAGCGATCTGCGAGAGAGCTATTTGTATCTCCGATTGTAGCTGAGGGAAGCGGCGGACGCCTTTTGCAGAAGCGTCCGCCGCCGGTCCTTGAGGGTCAGTCGGTGTCCGATGCGTCGAACGTCGTCATGTTGGCGAGCCCGACGACGCCGCTGGCGACAGAGACGACCGCGAAGACGCCGTTTTGCGGCGTTCCCGTCGTTGCGACGTTGGCCAGCATCATGTCGCCGACATGCAGCATGTCGGCGGCGGCGTTGAAGTAGCCGGTATCGTCGACCGTCGTCGCTTCGTCGGGCGTGGTGTAGTGCCACAGCGTGAAGCCGTTGGCGTAGGCGAGGACCGACAGGTTCTTGATTTCGAAAGCCATGGCTTGCTCCTTACTCCTTGCAGCGCAGGGTCACGACGCCGGCAGCGTCGATGATGCCGGCCCCCTGGCTCATCATGTTGCTGATGAAGTACGACGCGCGGTCGCCGTGCCATGTAAGGTCGCTTTTGACCTCGCAGCCGGCGGCATGGCCGACGGCCGATTTGTGGTACCAGTGGCACAGGCGCACGTCCGAGGTGGACGTGAGACCCGAATGCGGCATCCACAACGTGCCGAGCCATTTCTTGGCCTGGGTGCCGCGCCAGGGAAGCTCCTCGTCGCCGACATAGTCCGCGTTTGCGAACTCGTCGATTTCCAGGAGCTCCGACCACTGCTTCCAGCCGATAACGGCGTAGCGTTCGCCGTCGTCGGGCACGTCCTGTTCGCCGAGCTTTTCGAACGCGAGCAGGATTTTGGCCTTGGTCAGGCCATCCGTGTCGGTGCCGACGAAGTTGGCCGAGCCGTCGAGAGCGTCGATGATGAGTTCGTCGGTCTTGCGCCCGAGCGCGTAAGCACCCGAATTCACGATCGCCGAACGCTCGTCGCCGGCCGTCTTGACTTCGTCCAGCGCGTCGAGCCATTCGCCCGCGTAGTAGTCCTTGAGGAACACTTCGACGGTCGAATGTTCGACGTTCATCACCGGCACCGCCGCGTGGCGGGCCTTTGTCGAGGCGGCACCGCGGCCCATTTTCTGGAACACGGTGGACGCGCCTTGGACCGCCTTCTTCGCGCGGACCGTGGGGCGCAGCTTCGAGCCCAGGCGTTGGTACGAGAGATGGACTTCGCTCTCGTATTGTTTGACGAAAGATTTGTCGATGTCGGGCATGATTGCCTCTCTGCGGGTTTTCGGGGTTCACATAGAACGCAAATCAGGGTTGCCGCATGGCACGCAGAAAAGCGGCCGTAGCGACCCTGGTATTTGCGAAGAGGGAGACGGGTGCCGGTGGGCCGACCGACCCGGCAGCCTTCTCGAGGCTGGCCTGGTCGGTCGGTTGTCCCGACGGCGGGAGGGGAAGGGAAACTTCGTTGTCCGGAAAGGCGCGGCGGAGGGTGCCTGCCTGCTTCGGGCGAAGTTTTTAGAATATGCTATCTAAAAGCGAAAATGTCAAGCCCTTTCGGCCGAATTCAATCGCGGTTCGGATAAAGGCGCTTGAAGCCCTCCTGGACGACGCGCACGATTTCGGGATCGTGGTCGCGCCAGTAACGCTTGTCGGCCATCAGCTTGCGCAGATCCGCCTCGTCGGTCGGGCCGCTTGCGCCAGCGCCGCTGCCGCGCAGATTGGGCTCGCCCGAATTCATGAGTTTATGCAGAGCGCGCACGCCTTCAGGGGTTGACGCCAGTGCGTCATAAACCGACGACGGCAAGTTCGCCTGGCCCCAGCTGGCAAGCTGCGGCGCCAGCGTCGTCCATGCCGTTTCGCCGCCGAATTCTTCGATAAGCTTCGCCTGCGTCGTTTCCGAGCGGTAGCCCTCGGCAAATTCGCGCACGAGCGGCACCAGGCGCTCGATCGCGAGATCGTAGACGAGCTGTGCTTGAGGCGGCGAGAATCCCGCCGCATGCAGGCGCTTGTTGACCTCGGGGTCGATCTGCAAGACATCGTCTTTGAGTTCGATCCGGTACGCGTCGGGTGCAGCGGGCACGCCGAGCGCCTTGCGCAAGGCCTGGTCGAAATCCGGCGCGTGCGGCCCCGGCATCATGTTCGAGAGCTTGCGCTCGAGCTCGCCGTAGGATTTCGACATCACGTCGAGGCGCGCCTTTTTGCCCTCGGGGTCCCAGAATTTCTCGGTCAGATAGCTCGGGCGTTCGTTTTCGGCCGACGGAACTTGAGTCGCAGTCGGAGCTGCAGCTTGTGCACTGTTTGGCGGCGTTGCGGTTGCAGTCGCGGCGGTTTCCATCGTCAGAAGATTCGCAGTCATGTTTTGTTCCTTTCGTGGGTTGGTGTTCTATTGCGGTTGAGCCGGTTGGCCCAACGCTTGGAGCAGCAGGCCTTGTGCGTTTTGCAGCAATGCTTGTTCGGGCTGCGGCGGACGCACGAGGTCGGCGGGTACGGACAAAGCGCGCGCCATCCAACGCGCGGTAGCGGCGGCGTCGATCACGGCTTGGCCTTCGGGGCCAAGGGCCGCTGCCTGCTGCACCCACAGCATGGCGTTGCGCACATCGTCTTGCGCCTGGACGCGCGCGAGCGGCGATTTGTACTGGAGCTCTACGATTTTTCCGTCGACCAGCACCGGCGGGATCTCGCCGCGTCGGCGCAAGATCGCCAAAGCGCGTGCCACGAGCGGCGTCAGAAGTTCGGTTTGCAGGCGGCCATAGGTTGCCCCCAGCACGCGCGATATTTCAGCCGAACGCTCCATCACTTCAGTCGCCGTCATTTTCGGCGCATCGATCTGCCCCAAACGGTCGGCGAGCAGCGCATGCCGGATGCGGGCACGCAGATCCTCGAGAACGAGGTTCGACACATCGAAACGACCAGGAGCCTCAAGCGGGGTGAGGCCGGCCGAGCCAACGGCTTTGGGGATGATCGTGCCGGGCGTGAGCTTTACGTTTGCGGGATTGAGCACGCCGTCATCGTCGGCCTGCCAGATGCCCGTGACGGCGATCGACGCGTTTTTGAGGACGAGTTCGACCACTTTGTTCGCCGTTTTGATGTCGGGCAATGCCTTCATGATCGGCGAACGGCCATAGACTTCGCCCGGCGCTTTGAGCCAGCGGAAGCAAAGGAATGGCGATTGCGCAAAGCGGCCCTCCGCCAGCACGATCGGCGCTGCGGCATCGGGCGAGGCTTCGAGCATCGCCATGTAGCGAAAGCCCGCACCTTCTTGGATCGTTGCCTCGACCACGCTGTGGCGCCGTTCGGCGGCTTCTTTGCCGCCGGCCGCGAGGCTGTCGGGCAATTGGGCCTTGGGATAGCGCGCGCGCAAGCGGTCGAAACGCATTTCGCTTGCGCGGAACACGATGTCGAACGCGCCGTCGGCGGTTTCGTCGAGTGCGATCTGGGCGATCGGCACGGCCGTGAAGCGGAAGGCCGAGTCCGATCCCACCGGCGCTTCCTCGAACTGCAGCAGGGCCGTTCCCGCCACGACCAGATCGAGGAAGCACTGATGGATCTCCATCGCAAAGTTCGAACGATCGAAATGGCCTTGCAGCACGGCCGCCGCATTCTCGAGCACTTCGCCGACCTCGGTGCGCTGCATCTCCGGCACTTGGCTGCCCGGCTGCAGGCCGAACCAACGCGACCAGGGCGGCACGAGCTGCGACATCAATGAGGCCGCGAGCTGCTCGGCCGCATCGGCCGCCGTACCGTCAAACAGCCGGTCGCCGCGCCGGTCGCCGGCGGCGAACGGCGTGCGTTGCGGGAGTGCGAAATCGTAGCAATCCTGCCACGTCGCATCCCACGTGCCGCGCTGCTGCTTGGCCCGCCGATAGCGCGCGATCAGATCGCTCGCATCAAGTGTTGCGGCCGGGGCTGAAGCTGGGGCCGGGAGCGAGATCGCATTTGGCGTCTGGGTTTCGGGGGCCATGCCTTACTCTCCCAACTTGACGCCGAGGCTGTCGGCACTGGCGGCTGCGGTCAAAGCGCTGGGCGCGCCGGCAACCGAAAGCCCTGCCCGACCGCGACGACGGCGAATCGAAGCCTTGATGCGCGCCTCGCGCGCCTCCTTTTCGGTATCGACCGGCTCCGGCAACGGTTGTTGCGGCGGCGCCGGCATCGACGGCGTCGAGATAAAACCACCCATCGAACGTCCTCCTTTCAGGACATCAGAATTCAGCCTCCCCAGCGCCTGTACGCGTCGAATTGGCGCGTTCTGGCTCCAAAGAGATCGCTCACAGGAGCGATTTGGAGTTAATATTCCGTCTTAGGGTCGTTGACAAATATAAATTTCGCATTTTGCATTAGGTGCTGATAGAGCTGCCAGGGCGTGACGATCCACCATGCGTGAATCCCCACAATCCGCTTGACCGCCTCGACGCATGTGAACGGCAGAATCGGCGCCATGCGCTCAGGCGGCGTCTGCAGCCGAACCTCAAGCGCATGCAGCCCCGCCGCCGCCAGACACGCGACGACGCTCTCCGAAGATCTATTATATACCTGTTTTAAAACAGTTTATGTGAAAGTGCGTCGCATAGAATCCAGCCCTTTTCGACCTCGACGAGTATCGCGCAATGGCGAAAACCGCGCTTCAACACGCGGAGCCAGCGAATTTCGGTCGCATCGCGGAAAACCACGATCGCCCGACCGGGGCGGCTTTCCGCCCGGCAATCGATCGAAACGCCATCCAGCTCTTTGTGTTTATCGAGCATATCTCAAGCAACCAAAAAGAGAAGAACAAAGACTAA